GCAATCATTTCCAAATGAGTTAGAATAGCAATAATTTCCAAATGAGTTAGAATAGCAATTATTTCCAAATGTATTTCCATAAAAATAATCTTTTGTTTTATTTGAATAGCAATTTCCACCATAAACATTTAAGAAACAATTTGCTTCAAATATGTTGCCAAAAGTATTAAATTCAGTATCCAAATTATTTTCAAATGTTATTATATTTAATCCATGTGGAATAATTGTAATTGTTTCACCTAGAGAATTCAAAAATGTAGTTAGTGCATCGCTACAATGTCCTATCTTATTATCGTGGCACCAACCACCACCAACTGTTGCAATAGGATTAACAAGTTCACTAAAATCAATATAATTTGATAAATCTTGATTCATACAGTCAAATGTATAATAGAATTTACCATTCATAAAGGTTTCTATAACTTGTCTTTCAGTCATAGCCGACAAAACTTGTTCTGTTGTTTCGAGCAATGTCGCTAACATAGAAAGTGTTACAGTAGTTTCCATCATTTGAGATAAGACTAAAAGCATTGTAGTCCAATCCATAGGACTATCTAATGTTGCTTTGCTTACATCACTAATTGCTACAATTAACATTACACCAGGCGTTCCGTTAAGTTCAGGACAATCAAATGTTAAGTTATCATTCATATTTTGACTTTGCAATAGCATAAATACTTTAAACAAACCACCATATCTATTGCCACTTGAATCATAATCAAAATCTTGTCCTTTATTTATTGTGTCATCAATTCGTTTCAAACCAAATTGTAAATTCATTACATTTTTAAAATCATAATACGCTTCGTTATTGAACTCATCTTTCATATAAGTAATGATACCTTTACCATTTACATTATCAGCAAATGAATATTTAGTTCTATCATTTAAGTGAGTCCATTTCAATTCCCACGCACTTAAATCATTATGTGCAAAATAAGTATCTCCTGCGTGTAATGTTGCTTTTACATTTTCGTTATATTCACTTTCACTTATTGCTTCTATAATTAAGTCAAATGGATGTTCAGCTGATGTTGCATAAGGCAAACTCATACCAGTTTGTCCTAAAATAGATAAATCATATACACCATTTATTTTAGTTACAAAATCAGTAATGCGATATTTCATACCAGGTATCAATGAACCAATAGAATTTACAAAATTACTATATGTGGTTTCTATCATCATTGTAGATATACCATTAGAACTTGACACTTCGACTTCTTCTACCACATCATTAAAAGTTATATAAGATTCATTGCTTGTGCTAAATGTAATGTTATCGCCACTAGCAACAGAATGAAATGCATTGTATGTGCTTAAAGCATAAAAGTCATAACCGTTGTTATTTTCTTCCACATAAACACCTATATAATTTCTAACACTATAAATTCTCTGAATTTCAGTCAGTGTGGAACCACTTAACGAATAAGACGCACCATAGACAGCACCAACATCATTAGAAGTATATGTCCCACTTGCTTGTAATGTATTACTTGCACTCGTGAAACCTTTTTCAAATAATTTAGATTTTAAGTTTGAATTAAGTGAAGTATAAGGCGTTCCATCAGTGTCAAAAAACTTAAATGTTATATTTCCTTGTATATAATCATTTGAAGGATCTTGATATTTCATTGTAATATTATGCACATACAATGGTTGTGAAGCACCTCCACCTCCACCCACAATAGGTGTTTCATTGATAAGTTCAAGTTCATAATCATCTTTTAAGCAAAGATAATTATAATTATCTGTTTCTTCTATGTTTAATATGACTAAATCGTTAGTAGAAGCATCAATAAAACCACGCAATAAACCATACGCCATTGATATTGGAACATTTGCTAATTGTCGATTTTCTAAGTGTTGGTCTTCAACATAACCTTTTGTTGTCCCAAATACTCTGTATATTTTATTCAATGAGTTCAAGTATACTTCATCAGAAGTTTGTTCTTCGCCATTAGCAAGATATGTTATCATTTTACCTAAAAGACTTTCAAATACAAAAGTGTTTGTGTTGCCTAGAATCATTATTGAAATCATTTGTTTAATAGTATTAACTATTTCATTTTTATTTGTAATATGACTAATTGATGCACCACTTGTTGTATTGAAATCATCAATAACATCATTAAATCTATTTACTATATCTTTTGACTCAAATGTAATACCCCAAACCATAGGTAATGTTGCCGTGTCTGTTTGTGTCGCACCGTTGTTTTCATATTCAAACTCATAAGTATTATTAGAACTGAACTTTAATGTATAGATATAAGATTTGCCTTCTCCAACGACACTACTTGAACCTTGTAATTCTTGAAAAGATAGAGTTGCATTATTCAAGGATAGCGTTCCATCAATAACCAATGATATAATATATTGTTTATTATCAATTATACCAATTATATTTGATTGATAAGTAGTTGTTTCTAGAATCCAATCAGGAGTAATAAACGCTATTGGTGAACTGCTAAACATTAACATTAACCTCTTACTACCATTCACAATAGATAAAATATCATCAGTATCGATTGTAAAAGTATATGTTTGAGTAGGGTCTAGTGCATTTGCTGATACCGTAATTTGATATGAAGTGTTTATTAGAATTTGTTCCCAACCGCTGTTTGAACCTTTATATTGCCAAAAATCATTGTCATTACTGACATATGCTAAACTTCCAATTACAACAGTTGCACTTGGCAAATTAGCCAAATCACTATAATTCTCTACGACTACATAAGTTCCTTTTATATTTTTTGCATCAAGCAAATAACCATCAACATCATTTTTTATATTCGTATTTATTGTTAAAGCCATAAATCATTTTCTCCTTATGTTATTCTATATGTGGCAGTCCCGTTTGCACTAAATGGTCCTACTCGATAACACTGATACGATTGCGTTGTGCCGTTTTGTTTTGTGATTGTGATATTTCCTATGTTCGTTGCAGTTACATCAGTCCATTGCCCTAATACATAAGTTTGAACTTTATTGATTGTATTTACTGAATATAAATATAAATAATCACCATTTGTATAATTGAAGCTTGCTCCATTGATTCTAAAATTGGTATCTGTGTTTTGTCTTGTTAAACCGTTTGTAGGTGCTGAAGTTGAACTCGATAATATACTATATGCATAATTATAAAATATAATAGATGCATTTCTTGAAAAACTTGCATTATGCGTATTTATACCACTTAATGTGATAGTTGTATTTGAACTGATTGTTTGTGAATTAACACTTATTGTTGTTATACTTGAACTTGGCGTGATACTTGTATTATCATATGTTAATGAACTAATGTTATCAATATTTGTTTCTTGGTGTCTTATTTGATTAAATGTTATACTTGAGCCATTTTCTTGTGTTGTATTTACTGCATTACCATTATTACATAATAAAAATACGCTAATTGCTGGTGCTTGATATAATTGATTGTCTAACCAAGTATACATCGTATCAGATACGAATGTATGATTATTTGTGCCGTCACTAACTACGCTACTTGATAATAGATTAGATGCTGTTATTGCGTCTTGCTTTGCGTTCCAAGTAGATTTATCTTCTGTTGTAACGTGTATATTACTATTAGCAACATGACTATCATATCCTGTCACTTTAGAACTTGTTATATTGCTATTTATAGCGTCCCATTGTCCTTGAGTAAACGATGAGTTATTTAGAGTATATTCATATTGCCAACCTGTTCTAGCAACATATTTATATCTCTCAATAGCAATAATTGTAGTAGGAGTTGCATTAGAACTTGGTATTTGCACAAAACAATAATCATTATTAGTTGGATTATTCAATGTTGAATAATCATCCAGGACTTCTTCAATTTCGCTATGAGATGCCGTAACTAACAATTCTAAATCACTTATTAAATTATATGTTCCTAAAAAATAAGCCGTATTTGTTGCAACTGAACTGTTTACAAATGATTCGGTTGCAAAATCACTATCGTTTTGTAATTCGCTTGTTTTGGTCGGTATTGTAGGCTTATTTAATATTTGTGCATCACCACTTACCGCGTTCCAGTCTGCATTAACATTTACTTCTGCACCCGCTTGTATGCCAGCAAGTTTATTTTTCTCTGTTGTTGTAAAATCATTAGTAGATAATCCCTTGCCAGAGACTTTATCTACTTTATTATCTAACAAATTATCAACTTCTGTTTTAGTATAATAGAAATCTATATTTGCTCCACCTTGAAAATACAATTCACCAGTTGTATTACCTGATTTATACACAATATGCAATTCATTGTCTATTATTTCTGCTGATACAACATAAGCGTTTGTAATTGCTGTTATGCTACTTGTCAAGCTATTCAAAGCATTCACAACTGCTCTTGTTGTAGGATAGTCAGTATCACTATTAGTAAGAGTTGTTTTTTTATTTATTTTATCTTCTTTTGTGTCTATAACATCGGTTACTGCTTTTGTTGTAGGAAATGTTGTTGTGTTAGAATCATTTAAACTATTGACTTTGTTGACTGCGTTTTCTTTACTCGCTATTAACCCTAGTAAATATTGAAATTGTGATTCACTAATTTCTACATCTGGTTGTATTGATTCTTGTATGTTAAATATTACAAGTCCTGTGGCTGCAACAATATATGACGGAGTCAATTGATAAAATGCATTCAATGTCATTTCAGTTCTACCATTATGCTGTAAATCATTTCCATCAAGAGTATATGTATGAAATCTATAAGTTTTCCCATCTTTAAAATATTTTAAATCTCTATTTGCATCATATGGTATTTCTTTTGACACTACATCTGAAAAGTCCCAAGAATTGATAGTATTATCTGCATATTTTACATTACCAACTACTGAAACGATATTTGATACGCTGTTAGTTAAAACTTCGCTTTCAAAATACACATATATAGTATTAACATTAGCACTGCCTTGATATAAAGACTCGTCATTTATAATTTCTTTTAAAACACCGTTTCTATTAAAATATAAATACATTATTCTTCCTTCTCCTTTCTTTCAAATACTTTGGAAAAGAAATCAACTTCACTTTCTTCTTGCATTTTGGGAATAGGATTAATTGGAATAGCAATACTTTCACATGCAATCACCATAAGTAAAGATTGCATAAATAAATCTATATTTGTTTTAATAGCATTTAATGCAAAATATAAACATAACAATGGAATAATGATTCTGAATATACCTAAAAATATTTGTTTCGTCATCGACCATTTTTTTATCTTATTTATTGATTTTACAATATAAAACACAAACACAATTACTATCAATATACCTATTAGTCCCCAACCACTCAAACTTATATTAGACACCTTATTAAAAATTTTATATCTAAATGCTATAAAAATAAATGGTATAATACAAGAAAACAGCATGAATAAGCCAAATCTAATCCAGAATTGTTTTTTGCTCATTTTCTTTCTCCTTTATAAGTTTATCCAAATAATTGTCAATATCATCTTGATTTACATCAAACTCGTCAACAACCTTTGAATTATTTTTCATTGTAATAATGAACTCATTTAAAAGTTCAGTTTTTTGAATCAAATGCACTTGTCGATATTCATCTTCCATAAACAATTTAGCGTTGCTGTATTTAAGAGTCCCAAATGTAATCCATATCACGATATGTAATGTATGCCAAATCATATTCGCCATTATATCACGCCAATTGCTTCCATTGATTAGTGGTGAGATTGTATAATAGCCTAATACAAAACTAATCGCAAGTCTTGTAATTAAATCTGTGGCTAATGTTTGTTTTTTAAAATCGCTTTCGCTCTTGCCAAATCTCTTTTGTTCTTTCTTGCCAAAGAGTAATGATAGATGTGATGTTGGTAAATCACTTAATAACATGCGTGATTCAATTTTTTCAATTTTAGCAGAATCTGCCTCATTAATTGCTTTTAATTGATTTTCATTTAAACTTAAATCGTCTTTATGTTCTTTATAATAACCCAAACGATATGCCTTCCAAGAAAGCCCAACATTTCTAATAATATCTCTCTTTTTTGTATTCAATTCTTGATCATTTTTATACTCACACCAAGCATATAATTTATCAAAATATGGAGTCGCGAGTTCTTTTGTCGTGCCATATAACTCCTCAGATTTTATAAACTTATCAGATTTTCTACCATCTTTAATTCCCATTTGTGTCATATTAAGAGATATTGCAATACCTATTACTACTGAAAGCAATATATTACCAAGAACCGAAATAAACGTTTCGTTTCTATCTGTGATTTTGAAAACACCCTGCCAGATGTAAAAAGTAGCAATCAAAAATATTACTATTTTTTCAAGATTATTTCTAACAACTACACTTAATTTCTTTTTTTCCATTAAAATCTACCTTCACTAATTTTAGTTAATTTTTCTTGTTTGATTTCTTCCTTTTTTTCTTCTACTTGAATCGCTTTAACTATATTATCCCTAATATCTTCAACCTCTTTCACATCTACTTGCCCTAATTGTTCGATTAAGTCCATAATTGCAAGTTTAGATTGAGAGCTATTTTCTTGCATAAGCAAAAAGACTTTTGAAAAAGTTTGTAAACTGCCTTTTACAATTTTCAATTCTTCTAAAAAAGGTTTGATTTCATCAACTACAATCTTTTCGGCTGCGTCCTTTGATGCAACCAAGACAGACGATGCAATTTCTTGTGCATTTTTAACTGACACTTTTGCTTGTTGTTTTAATGTTATCGCCATCTTTATGACAGATATTGCAGACGCGATTAAGCCCAAAATAACAGTTACAGTTTCTGGTGTAAATATTTTTTGTATATATTCTAACATTTTACTCTCCTTTTATTATAGAAGCAAGTTCCATAATCGTATTTTCGGCTTGTTTTAAGCCGATTTTTGCATTTTTTAATTCTTCTTGTATAATTTTTAATTGATTATATAAATCTCCTAAAAATATGCAATTTTTTATATTTATCCATTTCTTACCATCATAGATTATGATGTCATCTTTTTTTAAGTTTTCTACTTCAACGCTTAAAATCATATACCCCTCTTCTTTTTCAAATTAATATAAAATTGTCTTACTTCATCTGCGTCAATTCTCATCAATGGTTTGTTACCACTATAAATCCATACCCATCTATCAAGAGTTCCAGAGATTGTGATTTGAGCTGAATAATTATTCACATTTGAGATATTTACTTGTCCGTTAGGAACTAGAACTGGTATTACCGATAAATTAGATGCAGTATATAATAACAATCCTTGCGTAAACTCATCTGCTATCAAATGATTTAATCTCAAAAAATCATCTAATATTTTTACGTGTTGTGTATCAAAATATTCAATTTGTAAACTGCCAGTTATAATTTCTTTATTATCTTTGAAAATTAACGCGTCTAAATAAAACTCTGATGAACCTAAAATATCACTATAAGTAAATGTCTGTTTTCTTATATCATCATAATAATTAGATATTGTTACTTCATCTCCTAATTGAGTAATTCCATTTATTTCACTATAAAAACTAACTGTTGCAAATTGAAACGAGCCTTCATCATCGCAATACTTCACTGCTTTCAACGGTATTCCACCCAATTCATTGTTACCAAATAAACTGGTCCTAATAAATGGAAATGATGACAAATAACTGTAATAATCATTACCATAAGGCATTGCATGTCCTTCTGATGTAAAATCAGATTGTGCTATTATACCATCGTTATTCGTTGTATTGCTACCATTATGAGTTCCATTATTTATTTGTTTTAATGCTACATAGTTATCATTGAACCCCCAAGTAATAACAATTGATTTACCTATTATTCTTCTGATTACATTTGATATTATCCTTGAGGATATAAAATCTGGATTACTATCTGGTGAATCAACTATCCCATTTTGTGATGCAAAAACACAATAATTGAGTGGTGCAAAAACCGACGTATTAAAAGCAGAAATAACTTTATCAATAGTAATATTGCTATAATATGGATATGGTTTAGTCATAGCCTCATCATTATAACTATTTTCTTCATCAATTTCTACATAATATTTATATAAATCGTGTCTGATAAAAGCTTCTTCTTTTGCATTGATCCAAGTTCTAATTTTTGAATCAACACCAGTAAAATAATTACATAAAATATAATCTTTTGTTGCATAAGCATTTACATCTATATAATCATTAAAAACTTGATATTCCACACAATATACTATTTCATTATCTAGATAATCAAATATTTCAATAGGTGTTGTGTTTAAATCAACTCTTTGATTTATCATTACAATTTCATTACCGATTCTATTTATTTTTTGATATTCTAAATCTCCTTGTTTTTGAGCGTTTACCCAAGCATTAGTTTGATTATCCATTATTGTTCGTTCGTTTCTCAACAGTTCTTTCTTACTAGCGCTGAACACTATTTCTTCAGATGTTTCATATTCAATTTCAAATGTAGGTGAAAACCACTGATTTTCTAAATCTCCAAAAACATCACCTAAATTAGGAAACGTATCTAAATCAATAGTATTGTCTTTCGACCACGCATAAGACGCAAACGCTAATGTCGTGATAACTTTCATTATTGCTTTCGTTTGTAATAGAGTAATCTTATTAATTTGTGAAAAACCACTTATCTTATTAGAGCCTCTAACATAATATAAGCAAGTATTTTTACAATTTGCATAAGGTTCAGCAGATGTCATATCAAATGTTTCTGCATTTACATATTTTGCAACATTTAATATATCATATAATTGTTTTTCTTTTACAATTGAATATGTATTGTTACCATCATTTGGCAATTTTAAATTGCATAAATCTACTCTAGCGTATACTGGTCTATATGCATTAGAACTAGATTCTGAACCATATAATGGTTCTGATATTGGTATATTCATCCATAAATGATTTATTTTTAAGATAGGAAATTGAGTTTCTAACTGTAAGTTTGAATCATTTACAATAAATGTATCAGAAGTAAAAGTTAAATGTTCATATGTTTTAACTGAATATTCTTCTTGCATTACGTTTTGTAAATTCATCTTTAAATCGCTTGCATAATCTTGTGATGAACGAGTTCTTGTTATGAAATTATAATTCGTTATTGATTTATTCTTTAATGTTAAGTCTAAAATCTTAATTTCATTATTTTCCATATACGGTATACAATCACATAGCATAAATAAATCGTTTAATACATCTCTTAATGTCGGCGTAGTCCACTGCTTTTCAGGACAAGGATTATCAAACTTACTAGGCCACGTTGTTGGTAATGAATATTGAATATCACCAGTCCTACGTCTCGGACAATAAAGTGCTATTATTTTATATATTATAACCTCTTTAATAGTCCAAGGTGTCGCTGTTCTATACGGTGTTATTGACAAATTAGGTAAAATCACGTTTTCTAATTTTTTTGTTTCAGAAAACAAATATATTTCATAATTATAAATAATCGGGTCTAATGACACTTGAGTTTCTGTATAACTATCAACGCATAAATACAAATTATCATTTATCACCACATTATCAAATGGTTGTATGTCTATTTTACTTGTTTGATGAGATATTTTTATAACCGCACTATCTAATGTTTCATTTGCGTTTTTTGTATAAGTCCAACCTTTATCAATATCATAAAGAGTTTCATTAATTAATGCTTGCATATTACATACCCCATCTACTTCCATTAGTTAATTCATTCAAACCACTAATACTTCTTATCATTTCTATTTCGCGATTTTGCTGTTTTGTTTGAACGTCTAGTGTTTTGCTTTGATATGCTAGATTGATGCCTTGCGACGCTATTGCAATACCACCTGCAATTAACGCCCCAGGTAAACCGAACTTTGAACCCGCCAACATTGATACACCTACATTCGTTATCATCTTTCCAATTTGCAAAGTTTCTTGAACTTGTCTTTGCGTTTGATAATTACCAGTAAAATTACCGATATTACTTACTGTATAACTTACAAATTGATTTGCTTGTGATTGCACAAAATCAAAAAACTGATGTTTTGCAAAATCTCCAAACAATGATGTTTTTTCTTGTTGTTGTTGTTTTGATTCTGTGACTGAACTAAGCTGTGATGTTTCTTTTCTTTCATCACTTATCGTAATATAAATCTTTCCATCTGGCATAGTATTACCTCATCAATGAAATTGATAATGCAGGAACATTATTCGGTGCTGTTGTAAAACCAAATGACGTTAATACCATATCATAACTGAAACTAACATCATCTATACTAAAAGATACAGTAAACTTTTTATTTCCTGTTGATTGGCCTGAACTAATATTAACGCAATTGTCTAAAAACGTTGATTTTTTAGCTGAAATTATAATAGCAACTGATAATACAGCAATTGACTTAATTGTTGATGAAATGCGTTCTCCACCTATTGGTTGAGTATCTCCTGACATATTATATTGCATTTGAAATGAAATAGGCTCAATATCTTCATTATCAATTTTCAAGTTTTCAACATCTACCACATTCTCCATTTCAATTAGCGTTCCAGTTAAATACAATACTGAACGAAAATCATAACCAACATCATTGAAATTAGACAACACAACTGGTGATGAATACTGTTGTTTTACATAAGTCGTTCCATCTTTAATAATGCTCCAATTATTAGTATTAGCAAATGTTTCAAATAAAGTTTTAGCGTTTATCAATTGATTACCCTCTGATACAACTAATATTTGAATCGGTCTAATAATAGAATTATAAGCAATTGATGTTGATAAATATTTAATCACAACATAAATCGTGTTAGGTACTGGGTCTTTAATTCTTGTAAACATTTGTTCTTCACAAACTTCAATATTTACATCTGATTCATTTATTCTCAATAATTGCAATTTTAAATAATTTTCATAATTATAACTCATTTATCACTTCACCACCATATTGATTTGCTATTGTTTGACAAGCGTTTAATAATGTCCTATTTACCCAGCCTTCTGATTTGTTATGTTTACCAAATGCACCATATTTGTTAACATTATATGCATAATCAGTTAAGCCATATTTATTAACACCAGTATAAACAATGGTTTTATCTTTATTCCACAATTTTAAGTCATAATTTGGTGCTTCAATTACTAATGTGGCTTTTTTATCATCAATAGAAGTTATTTTGATGTGCGCTTTCATATTACCAGATAAAATCGGTGAATTGAAAAATAATGATGTAAAAATCAAGTTATATAATTCTTCAAACATTATCTTGTCAATTGCATAAATATTCTATCAAAACCTTTTTTCATAAACTTATGCGTTTTATGAATATGGTTCTTTTGAATATTTACGACTCTCCATATTTCATTATCATATTTTACAATATCATTAACTTCTACATTTATCATATCTTCTGTCACAATTGTAATTGATTGATTATCAAACATAAATGCATTATTTACTTGCTGTGCATCCTTTAACTCTGCTGTAATCTCTCTTGCATAAAATAATCCATCTGCTTTTACTTCATATACATATTTTGCTAAATCTTTAATGTTTTCATTACGTTTCCAATAATACACGATATCATAATTTGTTCTTCTGCTTGTATAAACGTTAATACATCCACCAGCCATCTAAACCACTTCTCGCTCTATTTTTTATTTTTCTACACCACAACCCACATAAAATAAGGTTTTCTTTTGCGTTTGGTGCGATTATTAAGTCTTTTTTTTCATCGTTTTTTACGATTATTCCACGTTCTGGGTCATAGCCACTATCTACGGATATATCGCCATTCTGAAAAACATATAATGCTTGTTCTAATAAAGCATACTTATAATGTAATTTTTGATAATCTGTAAACTTTGGAAACTCAAAACTGACTTTTCTATAAAACCTAGCATCTAATATCGACTCCATTCTAACTTCAATTCTATATAGAAACGCATTTGCGGTGTTTGATGGGTTGTCATCTGACTTCATTTGCAATTCTAAATCAATTCCAGTATATTCTTTAAACTCATCAAGTGTTATATATTTAGTTTTCAACATTATTTTCCTCTATTTTTTTTACTGGTATTTTAACTTTCTTTATACCGCTATTTTTTAATGCAATAATTCTATGTTTGCCATCACCAAGCTCATATTTACCATCAACAGTTTCAATAGCATATATAGGAAAATGCACATTGTCTAGTTCTTTATTAAACTTCCAATTTTTAAAGTTATCATTCCAATATTTACCGTGTCTATGATAATCAGTACTTTTTTTATCATCAAGATCATTGTCCTCAATAACTTTATCAATGTCTATTTCTTTTAATTCAAAATCATCAAAATACGAGTCATTAACTTTATCCATACTTTGTTCATAAAAATCACTTTGTTTGTTTTCATCACTAACAAAAAAAGAAAAGGCTTTTTCAAACTCTTCTTGTGTCATATCACCAATCTTTTCTGCTAAATCTTTTCCTTTTTCACTATTCATTAAAATAGCATATTGTTCTTTACTTGCCCAAGCCATTTATATTCTCCTTTCAAAATTAAAAATTAAGCCTAAAATCTTTTGATTTTTGTGTTTTTATTATAACCATTAATAAATAATATCAATTACCTTTTAAAAATGTAATTTTAATAATTTTCACATTTACTTTTTATTTAAAAGTTTATAATAAAATATGGAGCAGAGCATTAAACCCTACTCCGAATGTAATGCTTAATGATTGTATTAAGCTATTTTATTATTAATTAACTGCAATAGCTGTTGTGCCAGTTGAAGCAACAATGTTTCCGCTTGCATCAATCAATGCAAAATAATGAGTTGCGCTTGAACTATCTGCTAATTCTACGCCTTTTTCAACAACGAAGAACTCGCCGGCAGAGCCAACACCTGATAATGTTGTCTCTTGTTTAGCAAAATCTACTTTATCGCCAACTGTTGCTGCTTCATATTTAACAATTAATTGTCCCATTAAACCAGCAGGGTTAGTATAGTATTCATCTACTTTCCAAGAATTTGTTGCTGTTCCAGCGCTTATAGCAACTGATAATAGATTACTTTTTGTAGAACCAGCAGCAGTTCCTACACAAACATATACACCAGGAACTTTATTCTTTGGAATAATAGAATCATGGTATAATCTAAAGTTAACTTTATAACCATCAAAATCTTGAACAGTTTCTGGAGTCCAAATTTTAGATTTATTTAACTTAACAATAGGAATTATTGCCTTTTTAGATACAACCATAAAATTAATAACTTTTGAGTTTGTGCCAGCATAATATCCATTGTCACCAACTTGAACATTTGTGAAGAAACGATTTGATGGAACTTCAATAATAGGTTTACCCATATATTTTTCAACTGTAAAGTTAATTCCATTATCAAGTTTATAATCGCCTTGTGTAATAAACTTAACTAATTCAGCAGTATTTCTAATTAAAGTCATAATTGCTGGATTAACGAATATAACTTGTTCTTCTTCTGGAACTTCATGTTCTGTTAACCATTCAAATGCTTCATTAAATCTATGAATAATACCAGTAACGCCATTTAATGCGTTAATATAAGAACCAGATGTTTGAGCATTTGTAGTATCAACTGTTAATGTTGTTAAATTACCAAGTGTAGCATTTGCTTTGCCTGCAATCTTTGAAAAACGTGTTGCATCAATTTCTGGAACAACTTTTGTTTTTAAAAATTCTGTTAATAAATTACCAATAATTAAACTTGCCGTTTCTTCGTTGTCCATATTATCAACTTGGAATTGTTTTCCTCTGTCATATTCAAGCTTAAAAATTTCCCAAGAATTTTGTGTAGATCCCACTCTATAGCCATCTTTATGTCCTTGTCCAGGAATGCTATAATGAGCATAATTTTCACCAGTTGTTGCAAATTGATTATTTACACGATAATAATCTGAAAGGCCATCCATAAGCAAAGACATTACTTTTACATAGCCTGCCTCTTGGAAGTTTACATCAATAAACTTTCCGCCATTTTCTAATATTTTTGTTTTACTTTCTAATACGAAGACGCTATCAATAGCATCTTTCATATACTTTTCAATTAAATAAAATTGATTTGCCATTTTCTTTTTACTCCTTTACCTCATTAAATTAATTCTAAACCGAACAATTTGCTTGCTTCTTCTTTTTCTTGTTCTAATAAAAGTTTTTTTGCCTTTTCTAAATCTTCTTCTGCAAGAGTTCCTTCTTCAACCATTTTTTGCAATGCTATAAGAATTTGCTCTTCATCAAGCCCTTGTTCTTTTAAATCAGTAATAATTTTTTCTAATTCCATTTTTAATTTCCCCTTTTATTTATTATTACTTTAAGCCAAATAAACGCATAGCAATGTCTTTCTCATCTGGCTCTTGTTTATTGCCACCCTTATCATTTCCTATTTTAGAAATTGTTGGCTTTTTTTCATTTAGCCATTCTGGATGTGTTTCAAGCAACGATTTTAGATTTTCATCATTTAATTCTAGTTCTTTTCCTTTAAAATATGCATAAATATCATCTTTTTTATTAGGACTTATATTGTTTTCAATAAAAAGCATTTTTTCATTTAAGCCCTTATTTTCTTCTTTGATTTTATCATATCTTTCTTTCATCACATCGTAACTTTGAACTTTACCAATCAAATTATCAAGTTCATTACGGTTTGCAACCCCATAACGACCAAACAATTTATTGTTTTGCTTTTCCAATCTCTTACGCACGATTTCATTAACTTCATCTTGTGTAAAAGTTTTTGGAGCCTCTTCTCCAACAAAAATTTCTTGTTGTTGTTCTTCTTCCTGCGCAGTATCAGGAGTTTGTTCCTGCAAATCTTGTTGTTGTAATTCTTCCATTTTTACCTCTTTCTTTGAGTAATTTAATTATATCATATATTTTTTTTAATTGCAAGAAAAAACATTATTTTTTCAAAAAATCCATCCATTTATTAATTAATAACTTATCTTTACTAATCAATTTTCTCAATGTTTCTGTTTTATAAACGCCATACAAATACTCGTGATATCTTAATCTCTCTCTATATGCTTGCAATGTTTCTTGCCCTGTTTTATATCTAATAGTTTGCATTTCATACTTACCAGATTTATGATGCATTCTGTGATTTTTTGTCAGTTGTGACACCGAATGACTCAATACGTCTTCTGTATCTAATGCTTTAAAATAATGCCTACAATACGGTCTAGTTGTCATCCATACTGGTCTAAATGTAATCCATTGAAACGTTTTTATATTATTCAAAATAACATAATCAGCAATTTCTGCGTTTGTTCTATCCCAACTTTCATCCACATATATTTGCCCTTGATAATCTTTATGATCTGATGCACAATCATCATGAGAAGAACAAATATAAAATATTTTCTTTTGCTTTCTTGCTTCTTTAATCACGCCTTGTATCAATTGTTCTTTCTTTTTACCGCTTTCTCTTCTAATTTCTTCATTTATAATTTTAGAAGTTTTATCAAACGAGTTTTCTTTCTTCAAAACATCAAAAAAATATTCTGCTCTTGTGTCTGCGTTCATTTTAGCGTATTTAGGCATATGATTAACAATTTTATTTGCTAAACCTATAGCAAATGCAGGCAACATATTGCTAATGATTACACCTTGTTTTTTCTTTTCTTGCTGATAATTATAAATGTCTCTATGTATTTTAACTAACGATTTATTATTTATAATGTCTTCATAAACCATTGCTATAAGTTCGTTTCTAATCTTTGATAAGTTCTTCTTGTTCTTCTTGCTCTCTTGATAAATCTTCTCTAATTGCGTTTTCATCATAATCTATTATCATATCATCAGCTTTTTTATTTTCTTCAAGCCATTCAATTTCTTTCTTCTTATCTTCATCGCTTAATTTATTTGTCCATAATAAATCAACATATTTCTCCGTTGATATTTGGCCTTGACTCCAAGCATCACCTAACACTTGTAATTCGTTTTCAAATGATGGATTTGCAAATTCATCAAACTTAACTGAAATATCATAATCTTTATCTTCAAAAACGCCAGTATCAAGATAATTTTGAACACACAAACAAACTTTTATTAAAGTTTTTATGATTTTTGACTGTCTATCAATGATATTGTTACGTGTCATAATAGTTACTTTTTCTTTTTCTCTTTGTGCTTCCGCATTATCTTTCTTGGCGACATCAATACCCATCGTTGCAGGACTTAATAATCCAGTAAGAATAAAATCAAGTTTTGCTTTTGCGTTTTGTGAATACTGGTCAAAATTAAGCACGGGTTGTGTTGTTTGAATATTTTGTTTTAAATCACCATCACCATTTGGTAATGCATCAACTTGCACATATTGACGATTATAAACTTTTGGCATTTTAGGTTGTCCGTCTTTATTTCTTTCAAGCAAATCAACTGGATAGTACTCAACTGGTGTTGACACCCTTACTGTTTGGCTGTCTTGTGATAGTATTTGGTCTAAATCATCAAACAAATCAATTTTGCCTTGATAAATACTTCTACCATATTGTTTATTAAATAAGTCAAATAAGAATATCGACTGAACACCAAGTATATGATTAAAATTATCAATTTTAATATTCTTCAACTCACTTAATTCTGGTATTGTTTCCATGGACACATATGTAACTTCATTGTTCTTTTCTAATTTAAACAATTCGTATTCAACAAAAGATGAGCCGTCTTCAATCCTTCTTGTTTCTAACAAAACATAATCTTTATTGTCATATTGATAGTAATCACGATAAATTATACCTATAAGTTTGCTTGATTTATATACAAAATCTACATTTTCAGCATCATAGAACTCAATAATTGGTTTTTTAGATACTTTACTATCAATATTGATTTTAAAAGCACCCCATCCACATACCATAGTTAAAGGCATTTGTTGTTGATTTATTAGTGACACCAAATCATTTTCTTCTATAATGCTTTTTATCATTTTATTAGTCCCGACATCACCAGACGATATTTCTGCATTACCTATTACATTTACAAGTGTTGTAACAATTGCATTCGGTATACCACTATGAACTCTCTTTATGTCTCCTTCAACAGATGATATACCCCAGAAATAATTTTTCTTGTTTCTGTTATAAATAGGTTCTCTGGCATCACCATATACCATCTGATTTGTATAAAAGTTTAACAGCTCATTGCTGTCTCCGTAATACCATATTTTATTTTCTGATAACTTTTGCTTTTTTACTTCTTCTTCACTTGAAATATAAGTAAAACGCTCGCTATTAGGATTTTCATCCAATTTTAAAAACTTAAGCAATTTTTGTCTAATTCTTTCCTTTAAGGTCATATATTCCCTCCCTTGAACTATTATACAAAATTATTTTTATTATTTTAACTATTATAAAAAATTTTCTTTGATTTTATGATACTTTATGATATTTTCGGCCATTTTTATATTTTATTTATTTTTTTTTTTTTTTTATATAAAATTAAAATATAGGAAAAATATCATAAAGTATCTACCAAAACAAATAAAATCATAATTTTTATTTTATCTTTCTTTAAAATCCTTCCATTTTCTAACACGATTGATAATTGGTTGCCAGCCATATTCATTAGCATTTATAGCATGGTCATCAAAATCTTCTCTAACTTCACCTTTTTCGCCGCGACGAGAGTTTTTAATTTCTCTGATTAAATTAGGGCAATTTTGACTAATTAAAAAATTACCATAAGCCATAATCAATCGTATAAAGTCAACTCTTGTTTGCAATCTTATTTTTGTTGATGGCTGGAACTTAACATTAAATAAGCCATACTCTTTTGCTTTTAATTCAAGGCCTTGCCTAAAACCTATATCGGCATTATCAACATAAACAAGAATTGTGCCCTTCATTAAATTAGGGTGATATTTATACAATTCAATCCATTCAATAATTTTTTTAATTATATCATCCATCAATTGTGGCTCTGTTCTCTTTATGAGTAATTGCTCGTTGCTATGAAAGAACTCGTTTATACAACAAACATTTTCAAAATCACTTGTAACACCAACTAATTGCATAGTTGTTGCACTCCTTATTCGAACGTCTTTACCATACTTTATTTTTCCTTCACCATTTGATAATCCTGTATCAATACCTATGGCATAACAGTTATAAAGCATGTTATTGATTTCTTGTGGACTCTTAACAATTGCATTGCTAAATTCTGGATATGTTGCATCTGTTGAATTTCCCCACATACCTAATGCTTCAACTTTATATATTTCTGGTGCAACTCTACGCAATTCTTCCATAGCGGCATCATAAACTTCTTTATCTCTAAATTCGTTTATTCTATATGTTGATTTATGCAAATACAAGCCTTTACCATAATCAATGATTAAATCTTCATCTTTCCAATCTTGATAGTCGTTTTCAATTAAGTAATTTAAGTCATCTTCTAATCTACCTTTAAAAAAATGTTCATAAATCCAATGGTTCTTGTTCCAAGGATTTAAGCAAAAGGTTATTTGATGAAATAATCCTTGTGGCAATTTACCACGAATAGTTCCATCCACTTTACGCCAATCTTCAAAAGATTTTAATTCAAACGCTTCTTCTACATAAACATCTGTAAGAAAACCTCTTGGCATTCTTGTTGATGTAATTTTAGTAGGATTTAACATACCATCAAACAATATTAACTGACCAGTTGGTTTATATTTAATTGTCATTGTGGATTGGTTTATGTCAAAATAATCGTCTAATGTAATGCTATAATCATTAAAATTAGGACTATGTATTAATAAACATAATGTTGAAAAGGTAGAATATCTATGACTACCACCTATTTGTCTTAATATTAAAACGTTTCTTCTTTCATCACTTAATATTTTCATCAATACTTCAAGGCCAAGAATATCATAAGATTTTTTTGTGCTTCTTGCACCAGCAAATATTCTATATCTACAATGGCAATTAGTAAACCAGCCATTTTCATAACCTTTTCCAATTAAATTATAAATAGATATTTTTTTCATTATTTCTTTCTATTAGGAACATCATTATATACTTCTACACGTTCTACAGAATGTTCAATTATATCTGTTTGACCTAAATATTGTTTGCCTAAAAAGATGGCCATGGTAGGATTTTTTTCTGCTTGTTTAAATTGTATCCTTCTTAAAGATATTTTACCGATAGAAGATTTAATTTTAAAAGTTTCTTCAAAAGTTAAACCGTTATATTCTTGTTTGCACCATCTATTTAAAGTATCATGTGATACTTGAAAATAGCCGCAAATCTCTTCTTCGGTGCATAATATTGAACACAACTTTTCGAATGCTTCTTTATCTATGTTATTACCGTATCTACCATTTTTAGAGCCGACAGTTTTACTCATCTACAATCACCAACTTATTTACATCAATATAAAATGTTTCTCCACATTTTGAGCAAACACATTTAACATATTTCTTTGTTTTTGGCAACGTTATTTCTGCTTGTTTTAATTCAGCTTGTTTAATTGCTTCTTCCATTTTTTGCTGTTGTATTTGTTTTAATGCCTCGTAATCTGGTGTAATTTCAAATGTTTCAGCACCATCAAAATCGACTACATCATTTTCAATAACGTCTTGCTTTAAATTTAAATCCTTTAATATGTCATCAAAATCCAAGTCTAACATATCAATTTCGTGTTCTAATCCATCATTAAGCCATTCACTTAATTCACTTATTCTGTTATCTGTAATTCTATCTAAATTGATTTCTTCTTCGCTTGCATCTGTAATAATACAAGGAACTTCCTCCATACCTAATTTAAATGCAGCCTTATATCTAGCGTGGCCTTTTACTATAACGTTATTCTTGTCAATAACAAGCGGCACATTAAAGCCTACTTGTGGTATTACTTTTACTAACATTTCTACTGTTTTTTCATTTTTTCTTGGATTTCTAAAATAAGGCTTAATTTCATTAAGTTTTTTCATTACTATTTTATTTGCTATTTTCATCTTTACTTTACCTCTTTTTTCATTTCATATATGTCAAAATGCTTATAATGCTTTAATGCAGTTTGCACAAAACCTAATTTATAATATATTTTATAACTTGTTTCAAAGCAGTGAGCGGAATACTTTTTACTTTGAATATTTGCAAGAATATACTTAATTAACATTGTCATATACCCATTGCCTCTATAATTAACAAGTGTATAATTTGACTTAAAACGTATTTCACCGTTTTTCATCTGATATATCGATGCAATGCTGACAAGCGTATCATCAATATACACACCATAATACTGATTTTTTTCATCTTTACTTAAATATGGATTATTTGCTGTTTTTAAGAACGCCTTTATAACGTTCATATCTGTTATTTTTACGACGTTAATTCGTTCCATTTTTTCTTGCCATTTAATTGAAAATCTGTATATTTTGCTTTTGAGTATTCTTTATTTTCATACAATTTAGCATAGCCAGTAACATATTTTAACCTTACTAATTCTTCTGGTTCTAATCCTAATTTCAAGCAAATATTTGCTTCGCTTTCACCATCTAATAACATTTGCATAACAATATTGCCCATACCAGTTATACTATGTTTTCCTCTTGCTCTATTATGTCTTACTGTTGATGCCATTAAATCGGCTTGTGTTTTGCCGCTTAATACAACGCAAGGTAATTTACCCTCGCAAGAGTCATAAATATCTTTATATCTTCTCATAATTGAATATCTATGAAAACCATCAACAATAATATATTTATCTGTTTTCTCGTCGTATATGGTTACAATTGGTTGAGTATATCCGTCTGCTTTAACACTTACATACAATAACTTCATTTCTGGTGTAGCCACGTTATTAGGGTTATAATTATTAGCATATACTTTTTCAATTGGTATCCACTCCACTTTATTGATTGGTTGATCTTTTATCATTTCCTTTTACCTTCTTTCTTTAATATATGTTCTTTGAATGTTTTAGCAGAAATATAATTTTTATTTATAGTTCCATCAATATCATTTATCAATATTTCTCTAACGTGTAACTTATAAAAGTCCTCATCATTCTGCTTCTTCCATCTATTTTTAAACAATTCCCAATATTCCGGCTTTACTAAATTTTCTAACAAATAATCTCTATATTCTTTCCAATTTTTAAACATATAAGGTAATTCTTTTGGAACAGATATAGCATTACTATCAAAAAAATGAGAATAAGCATCAGTGCCAGAAACTCTCGCACAGAACTTACTAAATGTTTTAGGTTCTATTTGTTGCAAATATTCTATGCTCCAATAAGCTGTTTCATGTATCAAAGCAGATATTCTAAAATTTGATTTTCGCACACCATATCTTTAAAAAAAGTCATACACTCTATTATATTTCCAATGATTTTTTGCAATAGCCGTCCATACATCATCAAAAGACCAGTCAAATATTGGATATGCCTCTTTAATCTTTTTTTCATTTTTAGCAATCCAAGGCTGTTCTTTGGGTGAACTTGAAAATGTCAAAAATTTACGTCTGTTCAAACATTCATCTGCTCTCATACCAATTAAAGTAATTGCGTGTTTTGTTTCTGGTTCTATCATAAAATAATGCAATTTTTCAATCAGTATATGAAATCTATTTTCCTTTGTAGGATTTTCTTTAATAGATATATCACTTTGTGGATGCACCCATTTATCTTTTGCCTTTTCATCCCAAACGCGAACAAAATTATTCTTATTTGACAACGAATTAGTAAAGTCAAATGGTATTTGCCACCAATAAGGCTTTATGTCTTGTCTACGCATTACTTCATCTACATAATCAACTGTTCCTTGCCATTCACATTCTTGATCTAGCCACATAACTTTTAAAGGCAATTTATTCTTTTCTTTAGCAACAATTAACGCCAATTCCATTACAACCGTACTATCTTTGCCACCAGATAAATTTATAAGAACTTCATCAAAATTATCAAAACAATATCTTATTCTATCTAGTGCCGCATCAAACACGTTTTTATCTTCTAGATACTCTGCCATCTTTTAACAGCTCCTTCCAATTTTCCACTTTATGAATGCACATTTTTTCATCTACATAATACATATCATTCCATCGTCTATTGATAACATCTCCAATAACCCAATAAGTATAATCGCCAATAGTAGTATAATAATATGGCTGAAAATAAAAATATTCCTTGTGCGAATTGCTTTTAAAATATACGCATAAAAAATAAAAATCTTCATTTGAAATGTTTTTGCCCTTTACAACATATTCGTGTGGTTCAGTATTTTCATATGTTTTAGCAAAAATCCATTTACAATCATTTATTATTTTTAAAAAATCCATTGAAAATCTCCTTATTTTCGCATTTTTATTTTTAAAATGAATAATTTATCAATTATAATTAAATAATCGATTTTTACCCCTAATTTTAAAGATTTATGCGTTTTTTATTTTCAATTAAATTATACAATAAAAAAATAATAATGTCAAATGAAATAATAAAAAAGTATGCATTTTGCATACTTAATCTTTTTTATAAATTAAAACAAATTCATTTGCATCAAAATTGCTTTCAAAACAGGTTACATATTTTTTTAATCTTATCTTATTTTGCTTTATAAAATCATTTACATCATTTTTTGCAATATTAAGATTTTTTTCAAGAATTTCTTTCATAATAGCATTATTATCACCATTAAAATATTCATACAAAAAAATCAGCAATTTCTTTGCATCTCTAATATTCATTTTTATCACCCCATAACAACATAAATTTTAATCATAAGAGCCTATCAATGTCACTCTTTTATCTTTAGCACCATTAAAGTAAACAATCATATTTTCCAATATATTATCAATGTCATCTTGCGATAAATTTGTTTCATTACCTTCATCGTCATGATTACATATGATTAAATTACCAGCCAACATAGGATTATAGTTATTGTCAATCATACTGATATAATTAGGCTTTAACAAACCTTCATCATCGCATATAATGTCATAATATCGATTGCCAATTTTCCTAGTAACAATATCTATTAATCTACAACCGATTTCATCATGAAATGATTCTAAATTATTTTTTATATTTTTCACAATGAATTTATCTTTTTTTATAATCACAGCGGTTAAAATCTTTTTTTTCATTTAGTAAATACCTCCCTAGTCCCAATAATTGTCAGCCTTGATTTCGGCTATGTTATCAATACTATCTTCTATTTTGCTTCTCGTTTGCTGGTTTTTAATTGCACGTTGTAATATTTCTATTGCTTCTTCATCGGTAAGTGTTTTATTTAGATATTTGTTTAGTTCTTCATCAGTAAAGTCTATAAAATCAAGTTCATCAAAAAACTTATATTTATCAATTTCAAACTCAAAATCCTCTTCATCGAACCCGTGTCTTGTTTCATAGTAGAATTTTGTTTTAAAATAAAACTCACCATTTCTAATAAAACCGTTTAATTCTTTAATTTCTATCATTTTATTCTCCTTTTAAATATTCAGCCAATAATTTAACTCTAGAACTTAGATATAAATCATCAATATGAATAATTTGACCACTTTTATCAAACTTAATTTCCTTTATAGTGTCCGATTCAATAGTTCCAACATAAACATTTCCTATAACAAGTAAAATGTATTTATAATTATCACGTTTATCACGTTTTTTTACTTCTTCAAAATCTTCTATACATTCAATTTCTAAATAATCTAAACCCCAGTAATTTACTTTTTTCATTTTCTTTTTCTTTTTGCTCCTTATTTTTTCTTCAAAATTAACGTTTTTGTTTTCAAATGAACGTTTTATCAAACTTTTCAAAAACTTTCAATTTTCGGCTTGTTTTTGCCTTCAAAATCAATTTTAAATTAGTTTTCATAATCAAACATATCTTCTCCATCGTCTTCATCATCTACAACTATAACATTTTTGCTTAATTTTCTTTTTAGTTTAAAATATTTTTTTGTTGTGTAAGTGTGCTTTCTCATTTCTAAAACTTGTGATATTGTTGCACCTTTCGGATGATAAACACATGTAATAAAAACTTCTTTATCGTATGATTCACCATCAAATACGTATCTAAAAATACAATCATGACAATGCAATTCTTCACATGTGCAATCACCTAATCTTTTTACTTGCCATTTTTTTATATTCATCTTTTTTTCTCCTTAAATTCTTTAATTAGTCTATAAAATGTGGATCTTGATACTCCTATTAATGATGCAGCTTCAGTATTTGTTATTTCATGATTAATATATTTATCAATTATAACAAAATCATCAGGTGTAAGTATTATTTTAGGTCTACCAAATATTACACCTTTTTCTTTAGCAATCCTTATACCTTCAGCTTGACGCTCTTTAATATTATTTCTTTCATTTTCAGCAACAAACGATAATACTTGAAGAACAATATCAGATATAAACTTACCAACTAGGTTTTTACCTTCAATTCTAGTATCTAAGAGTGGCATATCTAATACTTTAATATCAGCTTCTTTAGTTTTAGTAATATAAGCCCATTCATCTAATATCATTTTATAATTTCTACCAAGACGATCTATTGATTTAACAATTAGTAGGTCGTCTTTTTTTAATTTCTTAATTAATCTTTGGTAATTATATCTATTAAAGTCTTTTCCTGATTCTTTATCAATATAGATATATTTATCATCTATACCCAATGCTTTAATCTCCTCATATTGTCTATCAATTTTTTGTTGTTTTGTTGAAACTCTAATATATGCATATTCCATAACTTTATCACCCTCTATTTTGAACCACAAAAGACTTGCAAGTCCAATTTTCTTCAACAACTATCGTTTTTCTAAACTTTATTTCATCGGTATCTTTTAATTTTCCATCTTGATACAATTTATTTACACAATTAACTAAATCTGCGAATTGTGCAAAATATACTACTTGAGTTACGCCATTAATTATTATTTCATAATGAGTTGTTGTTTTCATTTTTTTACTCCCTTTCATTCCTATCATAAATAAATATTGCTTTTTTATTTAAGCAATTAAAGAAATCATCTGCAATCCAATCTAATAATTTTTCATATTGAAACTCTTGTATTGAGCAATAAGATTTTGCACAATCCCAAAGCAAATCTTCATCAATTTCTATACTAAATATCACATCTCTAAAATCAGATGTTTCTTCACATTTAGCAATCACCAAATCCATTATTTCTTTTTCTTCATTGCTTAATTGTAAATACATATAATCATATTTAGTATTATAATTACAAAATATTTCCTTCATATAGCACAACCTCATAAACATCTTCTTCTGGAATTATTGCAAGTCCACCCCAAGTTCCATGCAATTGGCCAAGAGAGTCAATGTGTTCAACAATTCCACATTTGCCTATATATTCTGGCTCTCCTCTCATATCTATAATTCTAATCATATCGCCTACTTTTACATTATTATTCATCAAATCACCTCAATCAATTCAACATAATCTCTAATAACATTCAATGCTTCATCATATGATAAGCATCTTTTTACCTCATTAAAACAAAAACCAAACAATTCATCATCATTCAATTCTGATTTTACAGCAGATAATATACAAAATATATTGCCGCTTTCATCATTTCTACTAAAAAATACCATATTACACCTCAACAACAACAAAATCTAATGCATAACATCTTTCATAAGACGTTCTCATATATTCTGCTTCTCTCCAATCATAAACAAAATCTTCTACAAAAGCATTTTTTTCATATTGTATCCAATGCTTTCTTTCCACAATGCAATAACCATTGCAATAATCTTTAATTCTTTTCATAAAAACCTCCTTTTTACACTAACATTATATAATAAAAATAAAATAAAATCAAATAATTTAATAATTTTTTTATTAAAAAATAGTTTTTTATTATACCATACCAACCTTATTGTAAACAATTAGATTTATAATTATATATAAAAAATAATTTCAACCTCGCATAATCAAATTATTTCAATACTCTTTTCCTAATTATTTGACAATTTTTGCAATATGGTATCTTACTATCAAAATAATCATATATTAAAGGTTGTTTTTTTTCGCTAATGTTTCTTTCAACGCGACCTGCACATTGCTTTATTGTTCCTTTATCTTTTATTGGCGTTATTAAATGTAACACATTCAAATCCGGAATATCTAAACCCTCTTTAGCAAGCGAATATGTAGCGACTATAATATTAGAATCAAAACACTTTTCTTTAACTTGACTATATATTGCAGAAGCATTTAGTTTTTGTGACAACAATTTTACTTGCTCAATCCTGTGACACAAAAGCAATTGCTTGCCATCTTGCTTTAACACGTTGTCTATAATAATACTATTTCTTTTGTTATCAAAAGATAACATATTAATCAATTTGTTGAAGTCTAATGTTCCATCGTAGTTCAAATAATCTAGCGAATAATCTTCCGTGATTTCAAAAGGCACATATTTTGCTTTTATAATTTTATCGCCTACATCTCTTTGCGTAATGGTATAAACCTTTTTACCAATAATTGCATATAATGATTCAATTAATCCATCGCTTCTTGATAATGTTGCTGATAAACCATACTTATATCTACAATTACAATTATTCACAACCTTATAAAATTGCATCATTTTTGTTGGAGCACCTACGCAGTGATGACACTCATCAACAACCACAACATCAAACTCGTTTTTATACAATTCAATATCTAACTTTGACATCGTTTGAATTGTAGCAAAAGTAATGTCTTTACCAATACTAACTTCACCATTCGTAATTGTTCCAAAATCACCCTTAAAATATTGTTTTGCCCTTTCTAAACTTTGATTTAATAATTTACTAGTGTGAGTTAACCACAACGCTCTACCACCAATTTCTTTTATCAATTGTAATCCTATTTGCGTTTTACCACTGCCACAAGGTGCTTCCAAAATACCGTTTTTAGCCGATTTTAAGCGATTTTTTGCATTTTCTTGATAATCATATAATTTTATATTACCAACCATATTAAAATCGTGAAAACCATGTATTTTTACTTCATAATCATTTTTACAATATAACCATATATCTTGTAGACAGCCAAAAGGTAAAACATATTTTTCACCCACAACTGAATATAGCTTTAATTGTTTAGGAATATTACCAGTATATTTGCCAAGCCTTAAAGCAGTAGTATAGTTTGGATTATCTAATACAAGATTAAACTTGCAATATTTCTTAATTTCATCGCTTGGATTTATTATTGTCAAATCATTACTAACCACTAATTTCATCTTCCATAGTTCCTAATTCATTTAAAATATTTACTTCTTTTACATCATCATAATTTAGCCAATAAAATTGTTTTAGCGCATCACTATAAATAGCAAAGCCACAATTTTTTACCTCACATTTTTTACTTGCATATTGAAAACAAGTATGTTGGTTTGGTTCTATTCGCGAAGCATAGAACTTATTATTAGAACTATGCTTCACATCGATTAAATAAACTTTATTATCTTTTACTGCCACAACATCACAAGGTTGTCCTGATGGTGTATATGACATTAAATAACACCAATAACCATTCTTTTGCAACAATTCACATAATTGCTTTTCGTATTGATTGCCAATTACTTTATTATTCACCATCATAGACATAACTCTCATCATTTTTCTTTAATATAAAACCCAAATAGTAAATATATCCATTTATGTTTTTCTTTTGATACAATTTAGAAAGTTCTATACCGAATTTGTTTCTTGACATCGTTTGTTCTTTTCCACTTGTCGCCCATTTTATGAATTCATCATATACCTCACTTGCTTTTTCTTTACCATGAACATTTGATTTAGTACAGTCTTGTAAGAACAAAGCAATTGTATCGTTTTCGGTTCTATATATTTCGTTTTCTTCTTCAATAATTTTTGGAGACGACAACCCTTCTTTTTGATATTTCAAAGCACCATCTATCGCCCAACCCAATATTTGTGGCAATTCTGCAATTAATTTTTTGATTAAATCTTTATCTGCTTTTTCACCCACAAACTTAACTTTAAAAGGTATTATTCTCATACGACGATAGATACCATAATCAGTTCCAACCATACGTATTTTGTAATTTGTAGCAATCCAAAGTTTAAATCTTGGCTTGAACTCAAACTCACTTCCATACAAATATCTTGCTGTTGTTATATTGCCACTGACCAATTGTTTTATTAGTCCTTCATTAAACCTACTATTTTCATTCGGTTCATTAGTTATTATAAATCTTGCACCATCCATACGAGCAATGTCACTATTTGCGCCACTTGAATTATTTCTTGCTAATATACTCTCAACCTGTGAGTTTAAAGAATAATCACCCAGCATATGATAAATTACATCTAAAAATACTGATTTACCATTTGCTCCATCACCATAACATTGAAACAAACATTCTTCTTTTGTGCTTCCAGTTAAAGTATAACCGATTGCTTTTTGAATAAAGTTCACAATGTCTTTATTGTTACTGAATATTTCGTTAATGAACTCAATCCATCTTTTTGGCTTTTCATCAAATACAACATTAACGTGAGTATTTTTACTAAACATATATTTTTTGTCGTGAGCCATTATTTCTCTTGTTTCTAAATTGATAATACAATTATTACAATTTAATAAATGGTCAAACTTATCATAATCAGAATTGGTCGTAGGTATATGGCCTATATGCATTGCCTCTTTTAGCATTGCCTCTTTTCCATTGTTAGACGACAATCTTTTTACATTTTTTATCTTTTCTTTTTGCAACTCTTTATCTTTTTCTCTAATGGCCTCAATCTTCATTTCATCAATCAAAATATCAGCCTGTGTCTTTATTAGTTGTTTATTGTCTCTTACCCAAGTTTTACCATCATAAATTACCCAGCATTTATTATCAAAATTGTATCTAATGTTGCTACCAAACCTATCAACAAATCTTTGAGCATTCCCAGTATCACTTAAATCATATTCTTTCTTTTCTTTTACTTCGCCAGTAGATGGATTATATACTTGATTAATTCTACCATTATACGTTCCTTGACACCTTGCTATTGCATTGCCTAATGTAATTTCGCCATATGTTTTTTCTCCTCTTTTTGCATCCCATTTTTCTCGGTATAATCTGCTATTTCTAAAAATCCTGTCCATTTGTTCTTTATTACGATTACACCAAAATGCTAACATTGAACAAAACGCCATATCTGCCTCGCTTTGAGATGGATATAAACCCTCCCATTGCCCATAATATAAACAGTTAAATAAATTTCCATTTTGGCTAGATAAAGCCTTTTGTATTACATCATCATCATTTAAAATTTCACTAGTATTTGCATCGAATAACTTTACATCTTCTTTTGGAACATATAAATACTTTTTCCACAGTTCTTGTAACTCGTAATTGCATTCTCTAACCTCATAATGATTATCTATCACATTTCCTGTCATAGCAAAATATCTTGCGCTATCATACATTTCAATATTTCCTTTCCTCCTTGTTCCCTTCGGCAATATACCCTTACATATAATATGTATTCCTTCTTTTGATTGAGATATTTCACTATAAGAATTTATTTTATTTATAAACTCATTTATTAATTCTTTATCGTCGATTGCATGATCTATATCTATACCAACATAACCATTACCAAGCATAAACCCTAGACCATCACAATTATAATATTCTATTTTTGATAATGCATAATCAAAACTGCACCAAGTGTCATCGTCATTTGATTTTGCACCATAACCATTTTTTGCATTTATAGGAATCTTTGTATCTTTTACTTTTTTCCATAATACCCATCTTTTTAAAGATTTTAATTCTTGTGGGACTTTATCATAACTAAACTTTATCATTTGCTTGACACCTTTCTAATTAAATGGTATAATTTAATTGCATCTATTCTTTCTTATATTTTTAAAACTTAAGGCAACGTTTTTGGTTGCCTTATATTTTTTTAAAATGGTAGATCATCATCATCCAAAACAAAGCCTTCATCTTCTATAAGTTCTTGCGGCTTATACTTTGATGATTTATAATAAGCTACTCTATTTACTTCTTCGCCTCTATAATCATCAAAAACAATATCGATATGTAAAATCAATCTTGCCCCTAATAATTCATTTATAACATCGTTAATTGTTGCACAAACTTTACCTTTTTCTATGTTTTGTGTTCCTCTCAATTGATTTATTCTTTTACGATTAAAGTATTTTGGATTTTCTTTTTCTTGCCAAATATCTTCAAATATGCATTTGTTACCATAAGACTGGCCTTCGATATCGCCCCTAACACGATACATAATTGATAACTTTTCTTTACCACTTGGTAATGTTTGTCTATTCATTCTTTCAATAATTACTTCATAATCACCTTCTGGCATTAAATTACTTGAACTAACGCCTTCATATATATATTGTTCCATATTTTTCTTTCTCCTTTTTTTCTAATTCTAATATTTACTTTCCCACTTATTAAAATAAATGTCAATTAAATCATTTTCTTTTAACCATTGAATAAACTGCTTTATTCTTTCAATTGTTGGTATACTATTTTCTCTATAATATCTTTCTCTATGTAACTTATTTCCATCAAAAGCAAGATATTCAAAATATTTAGCATTTGGAAATAAGTCCAAATAAAATCTATGTTGACTAGACCAAAAATATTTTTGTGGACTATATTTCCAAATACGTTTTATATCATAAATCACACCCGCTTTTAAAACATCAAGTCTACCATACATCACAAAATCAATTTCATCAATAGTTACATCTTTTACACCACTGATTTGAAAGGTTCCGTTTTCAATAATTGGACTAATACAAGTGTTGCCATTGTAGCATTCTTCTTCAAACTCAATTCCTGCTTGCATATATTTATTTGGCTCGCTTGATATTCTATTTAATGTATTAATAAAATCATCATATGCTTTTTGCATTGCCAAATCTCTTTTGTCTTCTAAAGACATTATATCATTCTCGGCCTCAACTATGTTTTTTGGTGCTTCCCAAATATACAACCACGAATTTAACAAACTTGGTGTAATTAAATATTTCTTTTTATTCAAACACATCACTGCCTTTATTATACTTGCAATTAAATTCTTTTACTTTTGCTTTTAATGATGCTAATAATTCGTCTTTTGCAGTTAAAACATTAATGCTTTTAATTTTATTATAAGCATTGTTTAATTCTTCTACATTACTAATTTGATTAATAACTGAAGTATATTTTTCCATTATTTTCGTATATTCTTCTTGTTCCTTAACACCTTTATTAAGTTCGTTTAAATATTTAGAAAATAAGTTTGTTAAAAAAGTGTTTTTCATTTTACCATCTAAAATAGGAATTAAGAAAGTTCCATTTATTTGATGAGTTCCTTTAGCATAAAATCTTTCACAATTAGCAAAGCTAATTGTTCTATTTTTACCTTGCATTTCAATAAAACCGCCTAAGTCCATATCATCCCAAACTTCATCACGAGATGAACCTTCGATTCTAATTCTCAATCCAACAATATCATTTGCTAATTGAACTTCACTCGCGTGGAATACAATAATCAAATGCTTGTTTAAGCCTCTAACAAAATTAACAAAATCACTGAATTTTCTCTTTACCGCTCCATAACCTTGTAAAGATAATGAACCATCAGTTTTTGCATTTTTAGGACTATCTTTAATAACAACTGGTTTTAACATTTCTAATAATTTACCACCAGTATCAATAACAATTGTTTCATATTCACTTAAATCGCTATGTAAATCATCCATCAATTCTTCATAATTATTTGCAATCAATACATCCTTACGATATACTGCTTCAACTCTACTAATACCACCATCTAAATCAATTAGTAATGGTTTAGGGCTCGATAATGCTAAAGTTGTTTTACCAATACCAGGAACACCAGAAATTATCATAGAAACTTTTTTATTTGAAAAATCTAAATCTTTTGCTTTACTTATCATATTTGCTTCCTTCTTCCTTTTCTTTTTCTAATTCTAACTTAAAATCACCTAACTCAACATTTATACCAGCAGCATACTTTAATAACGCATGTCGCAATTCTGGTAATGCAAAATCAAAAGCGTTGCCAACTGCATTCATAAATTCTTTATCTGGCATTTCTTTTTCTGCACGCTTTAACAAATCAATATGTTTTTCCTCACAACTCAAAAGTTCCATAAAAAGAACAAACATATTATGTACCATAAATGCATTTTCTTGATTTAATTCCAATAACCACATGCAAACATTATCAATTGATTTTTTACCAGCAATTACATCGGCAAAAATATCAAATGCTTCCTTATTACCACACCTTGCTGCCCACTCTAATCTTGTTAATTTGCTATCTTTTTTCCCCTCGTCTTTTAACCATTCATTAAACTTTTCAACATTAAGCATTGTTTTTTTGCACCTACCTTTCTTATCTTAATCTTAAATTAAATCATTAATGTCAATGTTTAGATTTAATGTTTTTAGAACTTTTAAAATAGTTCTTGGTCTTGTATTAGAAGACCCTTTTTCTAAAAAAAACAATGTTGATTGGCTAATATTAGCCATTTTTGCCAATTCTTGTTGTGTAATATCAAGTTTAGCACGTTCAATCTTTATCATTTTTCCTAGTTCTTTTCTATTCAACAAACGCCTCACCTCCTTTACCAAATATAGTTTTTAAATCACTCTTAAAGTTAATATAAACACATTGTTCATTTAAACTTCTTGTGTTTTCTATTACTTTTTGTTTTTCATCATTTGACCAATAATACAATGCTTGACCTAAACCATAACAATGATAATCGTCATAATCAACGCTATCTTTTACACAATCTTCCCAAGCAAAACCAAATACTCTAAAAAAACCAACGTGGCTTATAACAAAACTCATTCTTTTAATATCAAACAATTGCTTTTCATCTTTGACTTTTATTGCACAGGCAACAATTGTTTTTTTCTCATTAGGCTCTGCATATTGATTAAAGATTTCAATTCTGCATCTATAACCTTTCTTTTCTAATAAAGCAATTCTTGCAACAACCTTTGTAAAAAATTCAGTCATTTGACTACTATTAGTTCCACAATTTACTGTAGTATCAATTAAGAATTTAATAACTTTTTGCTTTTTTGTATCTTTTTTAACGTTTATCATTGCTTTTGGCAATCCCATTACTGCATTTGGAACATTAGGAATATATCCATATACATCATTAAATATAGTTTGTTTTATTCTATCGCTTAATAATTTATTTATTTCACTACTTAATTTTTGCTTTATTTCTTCTACTGGCTTATCCCACCCATTTAGCAATAAATCCTTTGCTTGTTCTGCATTTTTAATTTCAGTAAAACTAGGGTCATAATTTGCATAATATTCAAATTTTAATTTACCGCGACTTTCAATACTATTAAAGAATTCCATATACGAGTCATAAGATTCTAAATACATTTTTCTATTATTAACTTTGCACCATTTTTTTCTCATATTTATTAACCTCACTTATATTATATATTAAATAAAAAAACAAATCAAGTAATTTAATAATAATTTTATACTTTTATCGTAATAGTTTTATCATAGGGTAGTAGTCGGTATTAACTACTACCCACTATCGTGTAGAAACTATTAATAAGTTAATTCTGCATTATATTTATTTGAAGACATATTATTCTTTAACATCCTTAATGTGTCTACTTCTAAACCTTTTGTTAAGCAACATTTAATTGCTTCTCTTGGCTCCATCTTTGCTACTTCAATCATCTTATATAATCTATTGAATTCTCTATAACTTACAATATGATTAACACCATTAATTGCACAGGTTTTTCTAAAATCTCTTAAAAACATAGCAAGTTCTTCATTAGGGCACAAAAGATTTTCTATTCTTTCATCATAATCAACTTCAACTATTGCAAATCTATTTAATGTTGCTGCATCCAATTGATTTCTACCAACATATTCCATGCTCGCACCTGTTCCAAAAGTATTTGCACGGGCGATTATTCTAAAGTTTTCGTTTGCTTCAACTTTACCAATTACTGGAAAGTCAAAATATCCGTTGGCTATTGCACAATTCATTACAACTAATGCTTCTGGACAACTTGCATCGATTTCATCTAACAAGAATAGGCCACCATTTTTAAACGCTTTATAAAATTGAGTTTCAACAAAATTGCCATTTGCGTCACCATAGCCAGTGATTTTATATTCTTGTGTTACTGCATTACTAAAATAAAACTCTAAACCTAATGCTTCTGCTACTTGTTTAGCAATTACATTTTTACCAGTTCCTGCATTACCAACCATCATAACTGGTTCATCCATTGCTATAAATTTAATTATTGTATCTAATTTGTTATGTGCTATTCCATTAACTTGTCTTTTTTCATCTTTATATTCATAAACCTTATTAATAGTCTTATTTAAAATATATTGATTCATTTCATCTTTAACTTTATCAGTTATACGGTTTGCTAAATCATTGCCCATAATTTGAACTAATTGATTACCTAATAATTCTAACGCATTTAATTCTGGATTTTTCTTACTTGACCAATCTTTAACTTTATAAGCAACTGCAAAACTCCAAATATCGCTATTGCCTTTTTCAGTCATTTCATAAAAATAATCATTTATAATTTTTTCACCAAATTGATTAATCAATTCATCAATTCTAATTTTGATACTTGCTGTATCAGTTTTAGGAAATTTTGTTCTCATCTTTTCATTCCACATTCTAATAATTTCTACACTTTTCATTTTTTTCATACCTCTTTTAATTATTTATTTTTTATAAAAAATATTATTTATATTTTTTATACCTACATTATATAATAAACAAAAAATTAAATCAAGTAAAATAATAATTTTTTTTTAATTTTCTTTGATTTTATGATACTTTATGATATTTTCGGCCATTTTTATATTTTATTTATTTTTTTTTTTTTTTTTATATAAAATTAAAATATAGGAAAAATATCATAACTCCTCATAAAAAAGAGTAAGTGTTTAACTTACTCTCTATTTATTTGTTATTAATACTTTTATTTAGAAATTATAGACAAAAAACATATCATCCAAATTGTTTCAGTTTGAACCAAAATCAACATTGCAAGCCAAAACTTACTCCTAAAAGAAAGTTCCAACAAGACAATTGTTAATACTACTAAAAATATTATCATAAAAATACTAATCAATGCTGTCATTTGTCTTACCTTTTTTCTTTTCCAAAATAATTTCTAAATTACTGGTTGAGTGCTTCGGGAATAACTTTTTATGTAGCCAAATTGTTAAAGGAATTGTAATCATTTTTTCCTGTGAGAAAGGGAGCCACATAAATGCAAGCCACCCCAAAGCAGCGCCACGTAGCCAAGTTATTTTCAACCACACAACTACATAAGCCCACCCTGTTGCTATAAACCAAAAAGGAAAATAACAAACTAAAATACGCCAAGTGCAAAAAGGTTTAATGTATTTCAGAAAAATGTATTTAAAGAACTCGAGGTTGCGTATGAAATTCAATAGTATAACTATTATTAAAAGCATTGTTAGAGTTGTTATTAGTCCGTTAATGTATTTTATTTCCACGTTTAATCTCCTTCGTTTTGTTTTGACAACAAACTACCATTAATTATTTACTATTACCTCATTTGAGCCGTATGCTTTATAAACAACTTGATAACTTAAACCAGTTGTTGCAGTGATTGTTAATTTACTTGCACTTGTAATTCCACTACCTTTAACACCTTGTGAGATTTTGATATTTTGCAAATTAGTATTATTACCTACCACATTTGATGTGAGAATAATAGAAGATACACCATTCTCAAAAATGTTATTAAGAGTATAATAATCATGTATTATTTCGTTATAACCGCAACTATTTCCAAATGAGTTATAACCGCAACTATTTCTAAATGAGTTAGAATAGCAATAATTTCCAAATGAGTTAGAATCGCAATCATTTCCAAATGAGTTATAATCGCAATCATTTCCAAATGAGTTA